TCCTCCGCCAATGCAGCGGCAGCAACAGCCAATTTGGTCGCTGCATTAGCATCTCCGGCAGATTGAGTTGCTTGACCAGCTGCGGCATTTGCTAAAGCTGCGGCATCATTTGCAGCCTTGGTTGCCGCCTCTGCGCTCACTTTTGCGGTGTTTACATTCGATATAGCAGTATTAGCTTCCTCCTTAATTTGGGACATCTGTTCACGAACCTCTTTTGCCGCATCCGTTGCCGGCTTCATAAGTTCGGCCTTATCAGTCTCTGTCAGATCAGAAAAATGCAGTTTCAATTGATCCACTTCTGCTGGTGTCAGATCGGAAAACTTCATTTTCAATTCTTCACGGTCGAAAATATCCACGTATGCACTATCCGGCTCACCTTCGTATTTCATTTGAAGTGTACCGTTCAACTTTCGAAAAACCGGCTTCTCTCCTTTCGGCCCACGAATTTTCTCAATTTCCAACAGATTCTGCCAAGCACCATTAGCTCCTTGTTTCCAAAGGATGTATTTATCGTTTATCCCTAAAAACGCACTAAGGCCGGGATCGCCCTGTTTACCTTTCATTGCAGAGGGCAAAGCACGCTTAGGTCTCCCACCCTGAATGATCAGGATCATATCATTATCGGTTATTGTTCCGGCTGCCGGAAGCAAATTAGCCCTGATTATTTCAAATTCTTCTGCCATATCAATTGAAAACTATTATTCTACCTTGCTCGTCTGCCAATAACCCCAAATCCGGATCCTTCAGCACACGGTAACGAACATCACCGCCAGCATCTATCCAACTCACTACGGGAACAACAACAGAAATAGTGAATCTTGCTCCTATCCGGTTCTCCTGCCAGACTTCCACAGAAAAGGACGGGCAATCAGTATAGTACACCTGAATGATACCATCCAACGTCTTAATATATAATTCCTGATTTCCTACACCGGATATCTGGCTAAAGAATGCCCGATAGTTATTCAGAAACTCTTCCACACTGCCGGCCAACATCCAAAGGGACAGTTTTATTTCCCTATGCTGGGTTTTGATTGTCGAAAGGTCTACCGTACGGCCATCGGTGAACGGCGCCTTAACCGCAGGATATTTCAAGATGTCCTCCTGGTTATCGTCCGATCCTATACCGAAGTCTGCAAAGTCTATCCCATTAATCGCATACTGCCCGCGAAGCCCGATACCGCCGGCCGGAGTTGCCGGATAAATGGCATGATTGTCCTCGACAAAAGAAAGTTCAAACACAGATACGTTCTCCCCTGCATTAAATGGCACAGGCTGTTCGTGAGAAGAGCAGACATTGAAGCGTAAGCGGTTGGTTATACCGGCAATAAGATTGAATTCCCGATAGCCCGGTGCGGACAGATCAGCAACAAACTTTCTATACCCAGACCAGAACTGCTCAAGCGTTTCTGCCTTCATGAGGAATTTCAACTTGACGGTCTTAGGTTCGAACTCCACAACCGACAGATCGGGATCGATCCCGTCGGCTTCCGCCCAGTTGTTATATTTGACTGCCTTACGTTTGGGGTATTTCAGAAGATCATCAAAAGAACCTTCCAATAATTTACATCCCCATTCAGTATATACGTCTTTTCCATCTATTGTCATAATACACGTGCTGTATGGTCTTTATGAGTTATTACTTTACCGCCAGCGTTCTTTACGAACACCACGGCATAGTTACTCGCATGGATCTCGGCTTCCGCCCCGTGCATCAGGATCACGTTGTAGCGGCCGATCGTATCAAAATGAAGGATTGCCTTGGAACCGGCCAGGAATACCTTCACCGGATTCGTCAGTTTCACGTCCGTATCGATATAGATTCTCATGCTTTCGGCCTTCTTGCCCCGGAACTCCCGTAATTGTTCCATAGACGGGAAATTATTCTTCGTGCAGAACTCCGTACCCTGCGGTGTCAGCAGAAGGCGCATAAGCTCTTCTTTGTTTTCCGTGCCATGCAACAACCGGCAGGCACCTAACCGGTTTGCTATCTCAAAAAACTCTTTATCCATAATGCTACATTTTTACTTTTACGTTAATAGTACCTTCCAAGGCATCAACCGTGCCTCTGGTGTTCTCCGATATCTTACCGGCAACCTCTTTGATCTCTCTCGTATTCTCGGCAATCCGGTCGGTATTCTTTTCCACCTTGTCTGATAATTCGCGAATGGCCTTCACATCTTCCCAGCCTTTGGACTGCATTTCATAGATCAGCCTCATTTGTTCACGGATCGGTTGCATACCGCCACGGATGTCTTCCAGCAGGACACGGACGGCCCCGGTCTGTCCTGCCAACAGGTCGATGCTTTCCTGGGAGGCTTTGGCATACGCGCCTTTCAGGGAATTTTCAGAGACTTCTTCTTTCTCCGGCTCTTCCACCTTATCTTTCATCAGGCTATCAGCCCAACCGAACTGCCTGTCAATCTCCTTTTGCAGTTCTTCCACCATGTTATAGATATAATCCTGTTCCCAGCCGGAAAGAACATTGTCGGCATAGAACTCCTTCAGTTTGTCACGAATCTTCTTCATCGCGCCGGAAGATTCCGTGGCTGCCTTGATGGATTCTGTGACCATCTGGCGCATCATCTTTTTGACAGTATCCTTTGCCGATTCTGCCCGGTCTTCACCGGCAGCCCACGCCTCGGCTTGTGCGCTTGCGAAATTGTCAATGGCGGATTTCAAGTCTTCCCCGAAGATGGCATCTTTGGCCTTCTCCTTGTTTTCTGCTATGGCTTCATTAATCTCGTCAATCTGGTTTTGCCATTCTTTTATCCTATCCTTATCGGTTTTCTTTTTATCCTGTTCTTCACGGATTTGTTGCTGGATTAAAACTTTCTGTTGTTCCAAAAGTGTGTTCTGCTGATCGATCAATTGGGAAGCATCATTCGAATAAGCCTTCTGAATGGATTTATCCAGTTTTTCATATGATTTATCCAATGTGGCGATCTGATCCTGTAACCGCTGAATACGTTTCTCATTCTTCTTGTCATGGATCCTGGCGATGGCACCGGCCAAAGATGTAACCACACCGATAGCGGCACCGGCAGACGCACCGATCGGACCGAACATGGCACCGGCTTTCGCACCGTTCATGGCAGAACTTACAGTATCCATTGCCACACTGAAGCCTTCAGCTATCCCACTGAATACACCACCGAACGAATCTCCGAGCTTCGAAAACGTGTCAGAGAGGAACTGTCCGGCCTGCATGATCTCATTCATGCCCTCTTCTATTTCTGCCAAACCTTCTTTTAACTTCCTGGCATCACTTTCAGAGGCAAATACTTTTTTCAGGCCATTTGAAACTTTATTAAAAGAGGTTTCCATTTGGTCGGCTTCACGACGAACGTTGGCTATTTCATCTTTGATGGCCTTCAACTGATCCGGAGACTTACGGAGCACATCAAACTGTTCTTCGGTAATACCGAATGAATTATCAGATGAATATTCCCCTCTTTCAAGAAAAGACAAGAATTTTTCCGCTTCATCCGCAATGGCACGAATAGAGGTGATATTCTTTTTACTCATATCATCAAACAGCCGGGTGATAATGGAGGTACTCTTTTGGGCTTCATTATCCACGTCTGCCAGTTCCTTTTTCATACCTTCTGCAAGGGAAAGCCGTTCCCATTTCGTTGTAGCCTTTGCTATTTTCTCATTATAAATAGCCGTGATAGCCTGACGCTTTTTCTGATACGAGCCGTATTCTTTCAGATATTCGTTCATGGCGCGTTCTTCTGCTTCAATCTGCTCATGGATAACGTCAGATGTCGCATTTCCTAATTTGGCCCCAGCATTGACTTTTGCCATTCGGATCTCAATCGTCTGCTCCTTGGTCAACTTTCCGCCTTGTGCCTCTCTCCATTCTTTTTCTCTTGCACGGATAGTATCAAACTCTCTGTCATAGTCAAGATTCAACTGGGCGATCTTCTTGTCGGAACCTTCTTTCATTAGGTCAATTTCGGATTGCTGGTTTTGACGACGAAGGGATAAAAGTTCCTTTTGAAGTTTTTTCTGTTTCTCAAGTTCCTTCTGATCTACAGGTTTTGTAAACTTCGTCTCTTCTTGTTTTGATTGTTTATTTACCAAAGCCTCTGCTTTTGTACGATCTTTTAATCCTTGTACAACAATCTCTACTGCTTTCTCATGTTCTATCTTTAGCTGCTCATTCCGTTTTCGCAACCGACGTAATTCAAGTGCTTCTGGGAAGCTAGTGTCAATCCAACTTTTTTTATCTAATTGAGAAATCCGTTTACTATTTTTAGCCATCTCTTCTTCAATGGAATTCACAGTGGCACGTTGTTGTGCCATAGTACGATCATCTATCGACTTGGACAACATCTTGTTGACTTCAACCATATCCATTAAAAGGAATTTCTGTAGAGAAAGATTCTTCAATTCATTCGGATAAAGCTCTTGTAACTTTTTATAAGCTTCAACCTTTTGCAAAGTGGACTTATTTTCATCTTGCAACACACCCAACATTTCTTCCGTCTGGCTTCTCATTCCGTCAGACCATTCTCTCATTTCTGCGGCTCTCTTATTATGAGCAGCCAACGCCTTTTCCGAAGCTGTAGCCTGTGTCGCAAGTTTGAATATTGCATATCCCAATGCGGTAACACCTGCCACAGCTAATACATATGGATTTGCAAGAGCTGCCTTTCCTGCCGCCAACATAGCAACAGCCTGTTTTCTTAAAGCACCGGTAAGTAATGCTGTAGCTGTCGTATGTTGAATTGTCGCTAATCGGCTTAGAGCAGATGATTTTACATACGAATGTTGAGCTACCTGAACTAATAGAATAGCTGTTTTATATGAAAGAAAAGCTCCAGCTGCATTCTTTACCAACGATTCAAGGTTTGATATTGTACCTTCTATATCGTTATTCTCAAATGCTTCATTAAAAGCCTTGGCAATATCGGAGACTTCTTTCAGAATCTTCTCTCCCAAAGGACGCAAATAGGCCTGTACATTATTAGCCAACAATGTAAGCTGATTGTCTGCAGCATCTTTCATCTTCTCAAACGCGGCTTCCGTAGCTCCTAAAGAGCTCTGTAACTCTCCGAGATCACTCGCTGCCGACTTAGCATTCTTTCCGGTCAAAGCCAATGTTGCAGCCAATCCTTCATCCGTACCGAGCATTTCCTTCATCTTAGAAGCAGAACCGCCAGCCTTCTCATTAATCAACTGCAATGCTTCCTGGAAAGTACGCCCTTGAAAAGCGGCATCCCCAAGTTCCCCGGCAGTACCCTGGATAGCAGCCCGGATTTGGGTCATTGCCTGCGCTGTCGGCGTACCCTGTTTGGTCAATGAAGCGACTGCACCCAACACCTGATCAATACTGATCCCATATGCGGCCGCAATAGGCGCAACCTGGGCTATGGAGGCTCCTAATTCGCCAAATGTAGTCTTACCCAATCGGACAGTTGTAAAAAGCTGATCTGAGACTGTACCAGCCTCCTCTGCTGACATCTTATAAGCATTCAGGATCGTTGTAACAGCATCGGCTGCCGTCTCGGTTTCTGTAAGCCCTCCCACGGCTGCTTTAGCCGAAACTTCTAAAATCTTCATACCATCTGCCCCATCATGACCGGCAGAAACGATACTATAGAGTGCTTTGGCGGCCTCCGGAGCCTTAATCGGTATCTCTTGGGTTATGGACATAACCTGATTCATAAAACCGGTCATATCATCCGTCACCTGTGTGGAAATGGTCGCCACTTCCAGCATGTTCTTCCGGAACTCTTTTTCAAAGTCGTATGAGCTTTTTGCAGCTTGTGCAAAAGCAGTTGCCGCACTGATACCAATACCACTGAATATATCAAAAGAGGTCACCTCGCTTGCCAGAGTCTTGATAATTCCCATAGCCTCGCGTTTCCCTTCGTATAAACCGGAGTTGTCGATACCAGTTACCATGTACAGACTACCCTCCCTATTTTTAATACCCATTTTATCTTTCTGATAAAATATAAATCGAATATTTTTATGTAATCCCTTGCATATTTCAAAATAAGTACTCATCTTTGTAATGTCTTCCATACTACTAGGCGGGTAAGCTCGCCAAATTGATTGCTGCGGGCATTTTTTATGTCTGTTAGTAAGATATATAATATAACGGTTTTGTAACCCCGTGTGGAGCGTTAATGCGCCCACTGCCTAGTAGGTGGAAGACAACGGGTAGTGCAAAACCGTTTTTTATTTCTGTTTAACAAACAAATATATCAGTAAATGTCTTCCACTGAGAAAAATTGTTTGTCGGGGAATAATAGTACCCAACAACCAACGGACCAACCCTCCGAAATGGGTAAGTACTCCACTCCTGAACTGCAGGCTGCATTCGATGCCGGCCGTGCCCTCGGAAGAACCGAAGGCATGCTCTCCTACCAACGCCACATCATGAACCAGCTCTTTGCTGAGAACCAAAAACTCAATCAGAAATTTCAGAAACTGAAAGGAGGCCGGTCATGAGAGAACAATATGTAAGAATACTGGTTCCTAATTACAATCCGGATCCTCTTAGTGAGAAGCAATTCTTTCAAATGTATTGCTTTGCCAAAGACGTGCAAACCTATTTACCTTATCAAAGTACTACTTTGCTCGATTTCATGTCTATCGCCTACAACTATTGTTTGAAGACACAAAGAAATTCGTTGGATAATATGACTTGTTATCGTGACGACCTTAGACACAAGGTTATGTTATTTCTGACGAAGTATTATCCAAGCGGATTTAAGAAAAACAAGAAAGGTTTGTCGGATACCTGCAACAAAGAACTTTTGAAATATCGCAAACCTCGCTTCAAACGTGATTTCCTTGGTGAGTATGAACCAATAGAACGCATTTGGTTTATACTCGCGTTACGTGCCTGCCACAGCTTTTTATTGTCCGGACATCTAATGGGCGACATAGATCAATTTGCCTACAAGCTTGAAAAAATAGCTTTAATGATGAAAGGAGAAATATAAGGAAAAATATTTTCCGACTTATATATTACTTCAGAACGTTCTAAAATCCGGAACTCGTGACGGTCTTCCGGGAAAGGGAAATATTCAAGGGCATCGATTGGAGTGTTGCAGACCGTCACATCAGGCACCTCCGGTCTTTGCCCTTTTTCACTTTTGATAGAAAAAATCATGAGACAATTAATGCACGAAGGAGATGTATATCATACAAAATTCAATGGGGACATTCAAATCATACGTTATAGCAGTAAAAAAGATATTGATGTAAAATTTCTTCAAACAGGATATATAAAAACAACAGACGCAACCAATATAAAACGAGGTACGTTAAAAGACCCACTGTATCCCAGAGTATATAATCGTGGTTTTCTTGGAGTAGGGAAACATGAAGCCTCTATAAACAGAAAGCCTACATACAAATATAATTGTTGGATAGCAATCTTCATCCGTTGTTATAACGAATATGCTTTAAACAAACGCCCCACATATCGAGGATGCGAAATTTGTAAAGAATGGCTCAATTTTCAAAACTTTGGAGATTGGTTTGATGAAAATTATATCGAAGGATGGCAATTAGATAAAGATATTATGCATAAAGGGAACAAAATATACTCACCGGATAACTGTTGCTTTGTTCCAGACGAAATAAATAAGCTCTTCATTAAAAGCGATCACTCTCGAGGAAAATATCCCATTGGTGTTACTTACCACAAGACTAACAATCTATTTGTTGCCCGTGTAATAATTGAAGGGAAACGAAAATTCATTGGGAATTTTGACTCCATAGACGAAGCATTCAATGCATACAAAGTAGCAAAAGAAAAAAACATCAAAGATATTGCGGCTAAATGGAAAGAAAAGATTCCTAAAAGGCTTTATGATGCAATGATGAACTACCAAGTTGAATTCACAGATTAAAATAAAAGAGGGTAACATACCCTCTTTTATCCGAATGTCTATATATTAGATACTCTATCCCCCAACATAAAAACATTCTTACTTAGCTAAAACGACTAAGTCAAAAAATCGCAGTACATAAATCTAGGAACAGGGATAGAATTGCAACTAGTAACTGAGCCCAAAGGATCAGATATGTACTATCTTTGCGCACCATTTTACCTCTCATAAAGATAAAGTTTTAGATGGTTAGGCCTAGGAATATTATTCCCTAGTTGGATAAGCAACACACTCACCCAGAAAGCAAAAAACTTTCCGCTTCGGCCATGCGCTCAAAAATAATGCTTCAAAAAGCGATGCAAAGGTACAAATAATTTTGAATTCTAAACCACCCATCCCTATTTTTGATTCCCATAATCCGTTTATGGTAAAATATAAACTAAAAGCATTTGTATTCAGGAATCTTTTGTATATTTGCTGTATGAGTCCAACGGTTTTTTATAAAAATGGAATGCGTTTCTTTTTCTTCTCTTTAGAAGAAAACAGAATGCATATACATATCAGACAGGCAGAAAAAAAGGCTAAAATTTGGATAGAACCTTCTATTTCTTTGGCTGAGAATAAAGGTTTTTCTTCAACTGAAATTTCAAACATACTAAAGGAGGTACAAAAACATGAGCGCATTATTAGAGAAAAATGGAACAACCACCGCGGAAGTAACAATGATTAATGCACGCGGTATCCTCCTTTTCGTAGGAGGAAAGGAATATTATCTATCGTATGACAGATATCCTTGGTTTAGAAATGCAAAAGTTTCGGATGTATTGGATGTAACCATGCCGGATGAAGAATCGTTGCGTTGGGATGCAATCGATGTGGATCTTGAGATCGACAGCATAATTCATCCGGAACGTTACCCGATATCTTTTTAACGAACAAAGCCCTGCTAACTTCACAGTCCGCAGGGCTTTCTTACTACCAAACAAATCAAAATTTATCACTATGACAAAACCTTTTCTCTACTTTCAATATAATATATAGTTATGCAGATAAAACTTTCTTTATCCGTTTCACATGGCCTGTATCGAAGTCAACCATTTCAACCCATTCTCCATCTTCCTCTTTAATTGACGTATCTTCCGAATGAAAATCTTTGACCCTTCGATTCATCAAATAACCACGTTCACGAAGCATGCCGACCAACAAAACAAAGCTGCTATCCAATATTTGTTCATGAGAATAGCCGAAAGCCTCGTTGCAGGTCACTAAGAACATGAAGCTGCTTTGAGGGCCTTCTTCTTCCATGTCTCGCTGTTTTTCTGAAGGGCTATTATCTCCACTTCGCTTAACGGGCTCACAGCTTCCAGCGCTATGATAGTACGAGAAAAAGGGTTACAGCCTATCCGGTACAAGACGGCATTCAGAAGGATATAGATATCCTCCCATGTACAGTTGTCTTTCAGAACTTCCCGGAACCAGGCCGGCATATCACCTTTCTTATTATGAATGCCAAGGCATACGATTTCAAAAATAAGTTCGTCATATTTGGCTATCAGTTCGGCGACTTGATTGGAAAATCCTTTATTCTTATCAGCAATCAAAACCTCTCTATCCTCTTTATCGATATAAAGCAAAAGAGGCTTTATTCGAAACCAGGTGCGGACAGTGATCGGGGTTATGGCGATACTATCCCCTACCGTCTTTCCTTCCGGTAATGATTCAAGCCGGGTAAATTCAAACGGAATGGTTACCGGCTGACAAGAAACGGATTCACTTTCTAACTGGAGTACTTGTTTTACACTCATATTTTCGATTAAAATATAAAAGCCCCGGATAGTTCCGAGGCTTTCGATAACCTAAACAACAGTCCTTAATTATTCTGCTGCTTGTACGGCTTCTGTTTCTGCGCTTGTCTTCTCTCCGGAATACAAACCGTTTGCCATAAACTTGACAAGGATTTTATCGCCTTCATTTTCCGGCTGGATCATATAACTGTCACCAATAGCCCCCTCAATATCTTGGGCTTCTCCCTGGCCATCCACTTTACGTTGCCATTGGAAATCACCAGTCGCTTCCGCTGGTGTCAAGGTGGCCATAAGCGTTTCACCAACTTTGGGTGTACCGGTGATTGCAACTGCCGTTACCGGAGTAAGGGTTACATTCATCACCGCCCGACCGAACGAAGATCGTTGCTGCCCTGCAGAGGTAATTGCTGCCAAACGGGTACATTTAACTAGCAAAAGGTCTGTTTGTTCTGAAGACGGAGCCTGACTCAAGCGGGCACTGACTTTACAAATGGCAAATGTATATTCCGTATACTTACCTTTGTACGGTGTTGTCTGTATCTTGAACGATTTGCGGATATTTGGAATATCAATCGGAGCATTCCACTTACCACCACTTACAGAACCACCACAAAACGCGAGCATCTCCTGAGCTGTCGGCGACGGGATAGCAAATTCAAAACTATCCGGGTCGCCAGCTTTATCGAATGACTCCCAGGGATCTTTCATCCCTTCCGCACGGAAATCGACAGAGGTCGCTTCATTGAAATTAAAAGCAACTGAGCCTTCATGAACGATCGGACACTGTGTATAAATAGAGGCCGGAACACCATCACCGGGGTCACCATATCCTAAGAAGGATACGCCTACCGCCAAACTTCTTTCATTAGCCATATTCTTAATCTATTTCTGTTATTACTTCAAATCTTATATTCGTACAATCGAAGCCTTCTTTTGCTTCGCCAAGAGGTTCGGACCATACGATCCGAGATTTCCAATACATGCCGAAAGGAGGTGTGATATTTCGTAGTGCAGACTTAACTTTTCGTGTCACTCCTTTCATTAACTGACGGTCAGGCATACCGTTCTTCTGCTTTTTCACAAATACATTGATATTGACCGAACCTTTATTCACAACATCTGTTTCATGCATTGAAACGATATATTTCGATGTAACTCTCTAAATATAAGATAAATATAGAGAATGTAAAAGATGCAAGTAACGATTTGGATATGGAAGTCCT